GCAGTTCGTCATGGATTTACACGAAGAAGCAGAAAAATCTAAAGAGTTTGGAAGCGGCAAAGTACCAGCAATAAAAATTGGAGAAGCCCCAAGGGTTAAGATGGGTAAAAATACTACCCGTGTTCCTAAGTTTGAAATTGTAAAATGGGTTAACAGACCCGAAGCCCTTTCTGGTGACGTACCTCCACCAGAAAAAACCGCACCACCTATTTCTCCGGCTGCTTCACAGTCCAGTGGTGCGTCGGACGACGTAGATTTTGGCGACGACAACGACGACGAAATCTAGCTGTTCGTAACTTGGGCGGCGGTTTTTGGTAGGTTATCCGTCGCCCCTTTTTAAACAGGGGAAAAAATGAGCAAAGTAAAGTGGGCAAAACACTGGTATGATCGCGGCTTTAGCGTCGTTCCAGTACACTATGTCAAAGAAGATGGCAGTTGCAGCTGCTCCGCTGGTAAGGATTGCCATTCACCTGGAAAACATCCAGCGCCTCGATCGTGGAAAAAATATCAGGAACAACGTGCAGATCACGATCAATTAGAATGGTGGTTTGAAGAAGAATACGCAGAATACAACTTAGGCGTCGTCACTGGCAAAATCAGCGGCAACATCTATGCCATCGATGTAGACATCGGTGAGGGCAAAGACGGGCAAGAGAGCCTCGATGATCTTTGCATGGCTTACGACGATCTACCAATGACGTTCGAGCAAAGAACGGGGTCGGGTGGTAAGCACATATTTTTAAAAGCACCAGACGATCAAACAATAATCACGGGGAAAAACGTACTCGGGGAGGGGGTCGATACCCGTGGTGAGGGCGGATTTGTGGTTGTAGCTCCAAGTAACCACAAATCCGGCCAGCATTATAGGGTTGAGGATTGGGCAAAAGATCTAAACATCGAAGACAGTCCAGAATGGATTACTGAACTTGCAAAGACAGAAGCGCATAGATTAAACGGCGGCAGCGCCCTCCAAGATACCCAGACAAATATGTTCGGCAAAATGGTCGATGGTCGAGAAGGTTATATGGTGCAGCTGATCCTTGGCACGATCCATACGTCATGGACTGAACGCGGCATCCTGCCAACAGTCGAAGAATTAGTGGCCGATACGTGGCCGATATTTGAACGTAAAGCGAAGTCGCGTAACAAAACACTGGCAGACGATGGGCGTGGCCTCGATCTGTTTAAGAAGAAAGCTTGGTATCAGCTAAAACGCGCCAAGAATAACGAACTACGCATCATTACAGAAGAAAATAAGAATACCGTCTCACTTGTCAGGTCGGACGGTCGATCCGAAAGCTCTGAGGCATCCCCTGTCGTCAGTGGCTTTCGGATCACAGATTGGTCGATGCAACGATACTCAGGTGAACCGCCAGAAATGGAATGGCTTATCGATGGTATCTTGCCGCGCAGAGTGCCAGGACTAATCAGCGCAATAGGTGGTCTGGGTAAGAGCTTTATCTTGCTGGATTTGGCAATGAAGGTGGCTGGTGGCGATCAGGGTATGCACCAAGAGAGGGCGTTCGGCAACAACATCGTCCATAATGGCAAAGTTGTTTTCTTTGGTGCAGAGGATAGCGCCAACTCGATGCACCGTCGTATCGCATCGATTGGAGGCGCAAACCTTAGAGATCGAGCAGCTGGTAATCTTTATGTCGTGCCGATGCCTGACGCTGGCGGTACATCGAGCCTGATAACTCATGCAATGGGCGAGTATTCAGTCACGCCAGCGTTTCTCGATATGAAAGCGCAGCTGAAAGAGTTAGGCGATATAGCGTTAATCATCATCGATCCGCTGCAAGCGTTCGCAGCTGCCGACATAAACAGCGACCCAGCTGCTGGTCAATTCTGGTGGTCAGTCATGTCACATTTGTGCGTCGAGACTGATGCTAATATCCTTATCGCGCATCACATGCGAAAAGATGGTGCGTTCAACATAACCAAAGCATCACAAGCACGTGAAGCAATACGCGGAACAACGGCATTAGTTGACGGGGCTCGATGGGCTTACGGATTGTGGGCTATGAACGAAGCAGATGAACTTGTGCTATCGCAAAAGATGGACAACATCGAGGCTGGTGTCGGTCAGTGCGCCCAGGGTGCAGTCGTAAAGACAAACGACCAGTGCGATATGTTTATCCGAAGCTTTATCCGTGGCGATACTGGCTTGCTGGTCGACAAAACAATGGAGGTCGAAGCAATCCTCGATGCCTCGACAAAGCTCGATCACGGGCAAACGGCAGCAATATTCGATGAAATTGCTAAACGCTGGCACAGCGCAGAGCCGTTCAGTATCGCGGTCAACACACAGCGCAGCTTACAAACGTTTCTGCATACTGACTACGGAATGCCAAAGCGGTCAGCGAAGTCATACATCAACGCTTGGCAGTCGCAAGGCTTCATCGAGAGCGCGACACACGATTCAAAAACAAAAAGCAAAGGCGTGAAGGTGTTGAAAGCACCAGATCAGCCAGCATGGAGGGCATATGCTTAAAGAAACGGAAATTAAGTACCTCAAGACCATTGTGCGGCAATGCGATGTGCTGGTCGAGGATCTTAAACGTCATCCGGCAAGATTGACGGCGGCGCAACGTGTTGAGAGCATTAAGTTTGCAGCCGTCCGTATTTTGGAAGCAAAGGAAGCAGCTAATGAGTAAGTGGATCGAGTGCAAGTTGTGCGGTGGTGATGGCTTCCAGCTGCAAGAAAAAGCAGTGATTGATTACGAAAACGGCGGCTACCTCAAAGAGATTAAAGTCGAGTGTGCTCATTGCGATGGATTGGGTGAGATACTTACGGAGGAAGAAAAATGATGTTAGTTTATTACACTGCGCTGGTGTTCGGTTACTCGCTCGATAGCGAGAAGCTTACGACAACGTTCTGGCTAAAAAGCTACGACCAATGCATCGAGGCAATGATCCAGCTAGAAGACTTTTACGACTACATCGCGGATAATGTCAGCGGCAACAAGATATATATGTGGTGCGATCAATCAACCGTACAAAGCAACGAAATAATCAAACCCAAAATACGTCCAAATTCGTCACTTCCGCCCCACTTCCGCCACTTCCGCAAGGCGGAAATGAACGGGGTCAAACCCGAATAATGGCGGAAGTGGAAGCAAAAACAGCAAGAATTGGCGGAAGTAAGAAATGAAAAAGCAACAAAATATAAGGAAATTGGCGGAAATGGGCGGAAATGAAGCGGAAGTAACCCCCCATACCCCTAAGACACTACTTCCGCCAGCGCGGAATAGTAGTGCTTGTCAGGGGATATGGACAAGCATCTTAAAGAGGAAGCAGTATGCCAGTTAAGGGACGCTATAGCAGAGTAAAGAGAAATCTAAAAAAAGATGATGCTGGGGAAAGCTTCAGCGTGTCAGCGATGTGGGGAGATAGCAGATCAGAGACTTGTCGTGCAGCTGTTAATTCTGTTGATGCTGTAGCGCGAGAACTCGAAATGAAATGGGGCATCGGTAAGCTCGAAGAACTTGCAGCGCCAAACCTTGCAGTTAAGTTCGAGCAAGCGAGGCAGAATTTTAGCGAAGCGTGTCAACTCGATGATAGTGAATACCTCGTCCAGAAAGCCAACAACCTCATTACGGGTTGGCGTAAGTTGGAGACAACCGCCATACAAGCTGGACATAAACCTGGTAGCGCCGAAGTTTGGTATGGGATCGCGCCACCCGATTGCGACGAATATAACTTTGCTATTGTCAAATGGCCAAGCGATGCGGCGGCGATCGATCGAAACAAATATCCGATTGTTTATAGCCTCGATGAAGTTTGCCGGATCATCAAAAGCTTTCAGCAGCCATTAGTAGAAGCAGCAAAGACAACATTTAAAGACTCAAAAATTATAGATATAAAAACTGGAGGCAACTTGAATGACCCAATCCCATTTGGAAACATCATCGATTAGAGCAAATGCATTAACCCAAGTCATTGATTTGGTCGACGGGGATAGAAATAGATCTCACGGAGATCCGACTGAGAATATGACGCGGTTTGCTGAATTGCTCCGCGCTTACTTTGGTAATAGATCAGCTGGAAGCATCGAGGCGGTTGACGCGGCAGCTGTCGGCGTTCTGCATAAACTCTCGCGCATTGGTTTCGATCCGTATCATCTAGATAGCTGGCTCGATGTTATGGGCTATGCCTCGATCGCTTACGAGATTGCAGCAGCTGAAAACAAAAAGAGCGACCACTTGGCCGCTCTCGATGATGCCGTTGAAAAGGCGCTAGGTGTGAAGACTTAACCTTTTCAACGCTTTTTTTAGCTGGGCGTTCTCTCGCTTTAGGTCTTCAATTGTGTTGATGTAGCCATCTGGCTTGCGCTGTTGCTGCCTCCAGACAAAGCGGCAAGCCTCA